TCCGTGATCTGTGATAGCCAATGCTGGCATACCAAGTTCAACTGCTCGGTCTACATATTCTTCTGGAGTAGCAACACCATCAAATAATGAATAGTGTGTATGGACGTGTAAGCCAGTATAGTTCATATTACCAATCAGCGTTTGTTGCTGAAGTGGTAGTTGGACCGTCAAAGCCCAAGTAGAACGCTTCTTGTTCCGCATATGGAATCTTCTTTAGTGCAAGTTCCAATGGAAATGGTTCGATTCCAAACCAATTAAATGGTTCTGTATCGGGTGCTGATGGAATTAGTGTGTAATTAGTTTCAGTTCCCTGACCATTACGCTTTAACTTCCATACAACATTTGAGATGCTTCCAGTTTCAAGAGCATACTCACGAATTGTATTAAATGATGATTGCTTGCTGATACCCATTGACCAGATAGCTACGTATGGCTTTTCAATTCCATCGTCAACTAAAACATTGCAATAAAAACGTAGGCGACCTCTCCAGCCAGCCTTTGGATCTTTACGATGCATTTCTTCTGCCCAGTCACGGCCCTCTGACTCCATTGTATCTACAGCCTTGCGCTTGTAGTCTTTTGGATTTGTATGTTCTTTTACTACAAGTGATAGACCACGCTCTGCATTATAGTTTGCAGAATCTTCGTCTAATTCTTCGATAAAACGAATTTTTACTGATTGTCCATCGGCAAGTTTTAGCCACTTTACCTTTGGTGAGTTTTCATCATATTTTGGCTTATCGAGCAGGGCGTTGATTGCTTTTAATCCCTTTACTACGCTCATCTTTTTCTCCTTCGTGTTGTTTATGTTAGTTTAGTATTAGTTCAAAGTGTTTTGCAATTGATAAAATTGCCAGCAAAGACCACAAAATATTGAACCAAATAATTGTAGGTAATGTCTTTACTGTTGATGACCAAATTAATGCAAGGCTTGATACCAATGCAAAAACATATAGCCACCAAAATTGTTGTCCTAGCAAAAGGCCTGGAAAAATAATTGCAATCTTGGTCATGAATGCAAAAAACTCAACTGTGTTTGGCTTATTCCAATATGACTTATGCGTCATAGTTTTTAGAGCCTCAACCCATTGTGTTCTTAATTTCATTATTCCCACCTTTATATACTAGTTTAGCATAGAAGATATAGATTTGTCAAACTGAAACTCTAAACTCTTAATTGTTTCATCATCCATATCACCAATGTCTTTATATTTTCTATCTATTTGAATTACAGTAATAAGAGATCCAAGTTTTTCTATTAACTTATCCTTCATTATATTTCCAGCTTCATCATTGTCTGCAACAAGAATGACATTGTTAAAATACTTTTCTAATAGTTTAATTTGTGATGAAGATACATTAGCACCCAAAGTTGCAACTGCTGGAAAACCCACTTGATCTAATCGAATAGCATCAAAAGATGACTCAACCACATATACAACGCTAGAGCTTTTTACTCTATGTAAATTAAATAAAATCTTGCTTTTGGGTAATCCTGGTGTATTCTTAAATTCTTTACCTTCAACAGTTCTTGCAACAAAACCAATTGTCATCCCATCTGGTGATTGCATTGGTATTGTAACTGAATCCTGTTTTTCAGAATAACCAAGGCTAAACTTTTCTACAGAAGACTTTGTTATCTTTCTTCCTTCAAAATATCTAATTGCTCTTGGAGACTCTAGTGCTTGATTATTTAATCTTTTAATTAAAAGCTCATCATACTGTATGAATTCTGGTGGAGCATACATTGCTTTGTTTACAATATTTTCTATATTATGTTCTGTCTCTTTACTCTTAATATATCTAGCAGTTTCAAAGTATGTTCTTCCAGTGGTAAACATAACAAACTCTTCTAAGTTTTTTGTAGTTTGACAACCAAAACAAAAGAATAGTCCACTATCTTTTGCAACTTCGCCAGCAGGTGTTCTACTATTGTTATGGTATGGGCAATAGATAATAAAATCATTGCCAAACTCTGCTTCAATATCTATGCCAGATCCATTTAGAACACGACGTATTTGTTCTTCAGTATATATGTTACTTGCCATCTTCGTAATCCTTATAACGATAATAGCCTTTATCAAAGTCTGCCTGCACTAAAAAATCTCCCATAAAGCCATTACGGTTCTTTCTAAATACGCATTCAATAATGTCACTATTAGTAGCACGACCAAGAGCCATTACCCAGTCAGCATCATAAGCAATTTGTCTAGACCAAGCGGTTTGCCCTAGTGTCGGTGGACTTGATAAATCTTTTACATCATCTGGGGTAGCAGATGAAATGGCAATAATGGGAACTTCTTCACTAATAGACATTAGCTTTAATTCTCTTGAAAGGTTTTTCATTCTTACCGTTTCGTTATCAGACTTTTGGTTTGGAGACATAAGTTGTAGGTAATCTACTACAACAAAATCTGGACGATACTGGTCAATCTTTCCACGAATTACTGAAGGCGTTACCTCTCCACCACTATCATTAGATATGATATGAAACTCTGGACGACCCTCAACTTTATCTTTATGCCATTTCTTTAGCATATCAATTTCTATTTCGCCCTTACTTAATTTTCTATGAGACCAAAGACCTTCACCCATAATAGCAAATAGTCTATTTCTAACTTCAGTCTCAGACATTTCCAAAGAAATAATCATTGGTGATTTTCCTTGCTTCCATGCCTGAACTGCAAAATATAAAGCCATCCAAGACTTTCCAATACCTGGATAAGCAAGAAACACGCCAAGTTGTCCTGGCATGATTCCAGATGGCAGGTAGTTGTCAAACCCTGGAAGGTTAGTCTTAATTCCAACCTGACCTAGTTCATTTTGTTTCTGAACATTTTCATAGTATGCAACTGCGGAGTCAAGATCTGTTGCATCAATGTCTCTAATAGATGCAGTATTTTTCTTAAGTTCTGATGTTTTTGTAATTAGGTGTTCAAGTGCTTCTGGACCATTTCCACTTTGCACTTCTCCTGCTGCATTTTTAATAATATCTTTTAGACTATCATTTAAATACTCAACTTGCAGTTCTTCAAGGTGATGTTTTGTAGCACCAATATTATCAATTGGTTCAAAGTCTCTAAATTTTTCTCTAACCAAATCTACTGGAGGAACTGACTGATTATTTTCAGAGTATAAGCGAATAAAGTTCCAGATGTCGCTGTGTGTCCTAAGTAAATTATCTACATTGGCCTGCAATAGAACATGGATTTGCTTATCCTTTAATACTGCAGTTATTAACTTAGCCTCTGTATTATTCACTTAACCACTTCCTTGCAATATTTCTGCGCTCTAGTCTTTCATTCTTATCTTGCTCTACTTCTAACTTTCCATTCAATATTTTTTCTGCGTTATAAGCAAAATAATTCCAAGACGGATCTTGTGCTATAGAAAAATAGTAATCAAGAAGATCGTAGCATTCGGATACTCCATATGACTCTACCAATCCATCTGCTGCCCACTGCTCAACATTAAGATTCATATTAGACTTTTGCTCATACCGCTGTAGATATAACTTATTAAACCTACTAAGCAAAGCCATTCGGTCTTTGCGTTCGGCCACTACTCTGCTATTTCAGCTTTTGCTTCATTAATCTTATCAGTTAGTTTGTCTTCAACAAACTTGTATACACGCTCAAAAGCTTGGTCTACATTTTCTCCATCACGCTTTGAATCAATGATTCCAAGATCTAAACGTAAAGATTGAAAGTTGCCAAGATTAAGAGTATATCCAAGAGTTACAGATACCTTTGTATTATCATTTTCCATTTTATCCACCCTTTTTATTTGTTATTACAATTGTAGCATAGAAACAAGAACTTAGATATTCTCGCTCCATACTGGAATATATCGCCCATCTTCTGTCTTTGTATATGTAAGTATACCGTCTCCCATCCTACGTGTCAACTCTTGATTTGTAGGAGTGCTATTATTTGTTATTAATTTATCTTTTCTTGGTTGTCCAATATGTATGCTTGCAAGAATAGATCTTATTTCTCTTACATTATCTTCTGAATAATATGCCCTAATTTTAAATCCACGCTTACCATCAAAGCTAGCTCCCATTGGTGGGGGTATAACTCCTCGTTTAATTAAGCTTGGCATATATTTTCTATGACGATTAATTAGTTTAGAGGTCTCGGAAACTGTATACGCTCTTTGTCTATTGCGTCTAAAGTCAATTCTTAAGCATGTTTCAATTCTATTTTTAGTAATGTTATAAACAGTAACCATTCCAGTAGAACGAGAGCTATGGTGTAGTCTAACTAGATCCCCGTTTAAAAACCAAATCTTTTGATTTCCTTTTATTACAGGGTCGTTATTGTATTTTTGGCTCTCAATTTTTCCTTTTGCAGTATCCATCTACCACGCTCACTTTCTGACGGTGGATGAAAAAAATCTCTTACTCCACACAACACACAAAACATTTCCATGTGATCAATCGTGCTGTATTGTCTATCGACAAACATACGACCTTTACACTTTTTGCAAAAAATCATAAACCACCCTTAATTAATTTGGAATGCCAAGAACAATTAAATTTACTGCTAAAGACAGATCTCCAGAAGCACCAAATCTAACAACTCCTTCTACACGAGAAGTTGTAACTGTTTTTAATATAATACTTACATTTTGTCCAGCAGGAGTGTTTCCAGTATTTACTGCTGTTGCTGTTGCAATAGGTTGATATTTAAAATCGCTTGGAAAATCATAAGAGAATGTTTTTTCGTTTCCCGCAGAAACTGTAGAGTTATTTGCTACCTCTATATACCCACCTATTAGACGAGCTTCTGATGTTTTAACACTTTGTTTTCCAGCACTAACGGTATCTACTGTGGTGTAATTATAGGTTGCTGATGAAACCTGTGTTGACAGATCATTAATAGTATCAGCCAACTGATAGATGTAAGTAACATCTAAAGGCTGTCCTCGTTCTGGTAGCGGTATTTTAGCCATATATCTCCATTATATCATTAGATCGTGTGCATTGCAGGGTTATAAACACGAAGATTTGTTGTATCTCTTGTTATTGGTTCTCCCTTTAAATAAATTTCTATCGTTACCCTATTTGGTGCCAAGGCTTGGTTTACTCCATCAATATAAAATGTAGTTGGATGAACAAGACTAATAGAATTACCAGATACTCTTTGGACATAATTCCAGTCTCCACTTCCAGCAGCCCTGCTCCATTTTACCCAAACATCATAATCTTTAGCTTGTGCAATAACCTGTGTTCCTATTTTAATAGTTACAGTATCCCAAGCAACGGTAGTGATTCCAGAAGACACTATGTTAATATTTCCTGAGACATATGTGTATTGTGGATCAAGACTTACTATAGGAGACCAGTGGGAAGTTCTGTTTTTATCTTCAGATATTACCCTGTATCGGATATCATATTTTCCAGTAATACTATTTATTGTTGGAAGACTATCTGAATTAATTTTAATTTTTTTAATAATTTCATTAGCCATTATGTCACACCAATTGAAAATCTAAATTCAACATAATTGCTTGTATTAGGTGATTTAATAATTGTTTCGGCATTATCTGTTTTGATAACAGAGTATCCAGTTAACCCATATAATGGATTAATAGTTGCAACATTTTCTAAACGCATTGCATCTAAAGCAATGTAATAATTTGATGATGGGACTGGTGACGGTCCACTATCTTCAGAAAGCACACATGCATAAATTTTTACAACAGTAACAGCATCCCAGGTAAAATTAGCGGTTGTATATAGTTCTTGCAATTGTTTTGAAACTACAAAATATCTATTACTTGAAAAATCTTGAACTAATTCTGGGTTTCCAGATGTTCCATGGTTAATTTCTGCTTCAAATCTTGCAAATTCTCCAGTGCCAGCATCTGTAGATGAAAAATCAACTAACACTCTAACTGTGTCTGGTATTAATCCAGAATCTCCATTTTTATTAATTAATGAAAATGCTAATCTTAGTTCATCAGTTGGTGAGTTTTTTGTAAAATCAACATTAGCTCCAGTTAAATGTATGTGGTTTGATCCAGCACCAATTACAAAGTGATCTTCTGTTGGACCACTATCTTCACTTAGTGTTAGGTTTGCATCATCTCCTTTTATAAATATAATATTATTTAAAAATCTACATCTTTCATATCTGTTTACCCGAGCAGTTTTATAAAAAATTGAGTTATCTGCATTTGATTGAAACACAGCATTAGCTGTAGCAATTATGTTATCATCTTCTGGATCATCTAGCGGTGATGATATTGTTGGTATTGCTACCGATGAAGATGAAGTATGGTATTGCCAATTTTCAGTGCTTGTAAATGCAAAAATATTTTTACTATCATATGCTCCAGCAGACGGGTTAGCACCTGCTGAAAATATTCCAACTTCAGATATTTCATATCTTTCTTCTGTTGGAAGTTCTGCGGTTAATACAATTTTATTTATTCCAGATTCGTTAACAAACCCTCTAGAAGATATTGGAACTCTAAACATTTCAAAATCTAAAGATTTTTTAGCAGAAAAATCTCCTGGTGTATCAGCAATGTCTAATGGCGTAGGGCCACAGCCTACGGCAATATAAGATGCATAGG